AATAAACTTGTAATATATGAAACTGTCATGGTAGGCCAGAAGATTTCTGGTCGTTTAAAGGTTTCTTTAAAACTCATTTGAACTCAACCTCCATCATAATCTGCACCAAACAGGCCAACAGATTGACTTCATGATCTGCTACAAATGCTGCTTTATATTGATAATCAGCTAATATCAGCACCAATGCGGGTATAGAACTAGGCTTAAGATATTGCACAGAAACGTCAAAAATCTTTCTAAAAATAACAGAAGATTCAACATCAGTGTTTTGGCCAACCCACTTTCTTACTTCTGTGTAGTTTTTATCTTTCAAGAAATCCATCAATTCTTTGAGTGAGATATCTTGAAGATTTGATAAGATCCCTGAATCGATAGCACCTGTTGCGCTATATCGCTGGAGTTCGTTTAGAACTCTTCGCCAATCAGGGAAATGCTTTGTAATTACTTCTGCAACAGTAGCCTGGTCATATTTGACATTTTCAGAATCAAGAATGCCACAAACGCGCTTCATGAATTGAGAAGCTAGCTTGGATTTTTCCTTTCCAGAAATCTTAAAATCAATTACAGAACAACGAGAGTGTAGCGGATCAATAATTCTATTTTTATAGTTACAAGTCATGATAAACCCACAATTCTTAGAAAATTCTTCCATGAAATTTCTAAGAGCAGGTTGTGTTGAATTTGCATTCAGATAATCTGCTTCATCCAAAATGACATATTTTCTGCCGCCAGAAAAAGAAACACTAGAAGCAAAGGCTCGAATTTCGTTTCTAAGTGTGTCAATGTTTCCATTCATTGACCCGTTTATAACGATATAGTCGCAATCTAATTCTTCTAGCATTGCGCGTGCGACTGTAGTCTTACCTACACCCGCGCCACCCGATAGAAGTAAATTTGGAATATTTTTCTGGTCAACAAATTGCTGAAAGACTTTTTTTAGTTCATCAGGTAAAATTGTCTCAGAAACCTTTTTAGGACGGTATTTTTCAACCCAAAGAAAATTTTCACCAATCATAATATATACCTTCACATAATTTAAAGTAGGGGTTTTAAGATATCAGAAACGTCCTGAACCCCCTTCATATAAGCAGATTTCAACAAATCATAAACACCCATAATAGGCATTTTATTTGTATAAATTACTTCTTCATAATTCGAATCCTTGTATTTTTTCTTAATACAAGGATAACCGTCGGCGGTTGTGCCGACGGTGTAGTGTTCACCGAATTTTAAAGAATCTTTTAAATAATCATCCATCATATTCAGATGACGGATCTAGAGCAACAAAATATTCTATATCCGTTCCTTCAAAAAACGCAATCTTCTGTGAGGACATTTTTACAATATAGTCACCTGGTAAAAGCTTCAAATTTTCAGCTTTCAAATTGAACTTGAACGTCTTATCTGTATCAGATACAACAATATTATAACTGTCAGTTGTTGGATTCTTTAGATCTACTGCTTTAAGTATAACAGAATCACCATCACCTACTACTGATATGTCAGGTAGATTCAAGACACCCAAAGCACGTTGAAGCTCATTCAACATTTCGGCCTTAAATTCAAAGGTCACTTCAGGGTCGGGAAATCTCACATCTTTTGTAGGAGGAAGAATAATATGTTCTTCACTTGCAAAAGTATACTTTAGCTTTCGTCCATTCTTGGACATAGTTAGCTGTTCCTTGCCGATTTCCAATTCAGGATCATCAAACAAAGATAGCGCACTTAGAAACTTAGGTAGTTCGTAGATTGCGAATCTATTTTCAAATTCATCAGATAGCGTAGCCTTAGCTATAATATTCTTGGTAGGTGATATTGTTTTCAATACCTTACCTGGAACGAATAAAAGCGAAGGATTGATGGTAGCGAAATTCTTTAAAATTTCAACTGTTCTTTTTCCAAATTTCATAGTTTAAACCTCACACATTACAAATTAAGTTATCTTCTTATCCTTTCGCAACTGACCCACATCTGCTGTTGCAGCAGCTCCTATTTGAGCAAGATCAGCCAGACTTCCGCCAAAGATATAAGTACCTACATGCTGTAGCTGAATCCATGGGCAGAACCAAACTTGGCCACCCATCTTCTGTACATTATAACAGAACATGTAATCTTCTGATAGATATCTCTTTGATACTGGGTCAATAATACAATCAAAGTAAGCATGAATTTCTCTAGAACCATCAAAATGCTCGGTTCTAACATGATCTGGCTTATATGATAGATTAGGAAATGCTTCCTTATACTTGTTGAAAGTACTCTTTCTAATCATCATGAAACCTGTACCTGCTTCCAATACTTCTACAGGTTCGCCGATAGGAATAGATTGTGTTCCATGCTTAGGATTGAAAACATAATCACCTACATACTTTTCTAGGTTGTTGGGATTTTCATCAGCAAAACCCTTATCAACTGCCATCTTAATCTTTTCCCATGAGATACACTTCTTAGGATAAGGACCTGCAATAACATCATAAGGAGATTCATCATCTTGCAATGCCATTAGAGCCAATACATCATTTGGATTAAATCCAATGTCACTATCAATAAACATCAAATGAGTTTGATTGCTTCTCATGAATTCATCAACACAATAATTTCTAGCTCTTGTAATCAATGATTCATTGAACAAGAAATAAAACTGAAGAGAAATTCCATAATGTGTGCATAGCCCAGCCAAATCAGCTACAGACCTAGCAAACATTCCTGCACACTGTCCACCATACATAGGTGTTGCAAGGAACAAACGACGCTCTCTCAATTTTTCAATCGGAACTTTAATTTCAAAACTCATTATAATTCTCCATTCTTTTTTCTTATTACTATCGTGTCGCCTGTGTCACCAGTTAGACTTATAGAATAATTATTCTTAAATTGGGTTGTTTTATTTTCTGCATTTGAAAATGTCAAAGGCCCGACGTCAAATAGACCCTTTGCTTCTGCATCATACATTGCTAACATTGTATAATGAAGAATCTTCATCAAATCACTTTTATTATACCCGTTCTTTTTGCCAAATCTCTTGGCATATTTCATAATATTACCAATACAAAAACCCAAACCGTGTCCTGCATCCATAATCATATCAGTCGCCTGATATTTTTCAGATGAATAATGGCCAGCGTATGTGCTTTGAATGTAAGATTCCAAATCTTCTAGATACTTACCTTCATTAAATTTATAATCAAAACTCATTTTTAATCCTCATCATCAAAATAATATGGAAGTGTGTTTGTTTTAAACACTCCTATCAACTCAAGTCGTTTGGTTTGAAAATTAAGCTGAAAGAAACAGTTTGCGGGTGTTTCGGAAGAATGGAGGAATTGTGTAGAAGATAATGATAAATCATCGTCCATAAACATCGGAGCCAATAAATTTCTAAAAAGAAATAAATCTGTTCCATCAAAAGCCAAGCAAGAAAAACTACCATCGATAGTATTTAATGCACCATATCCATTTTCAACCAACTTTCTTAGAATTATCTCTGTATCCCATGTGGGTTCATCGGGATAATCCTTCATGTGTTTATTTATATATGATGTCTTTAAAATACCATTATGCCACAAACAAGATTCAAAATAAATTGCTGGATGAATTCTCTTTTCAGTCTTTATGCCAGTAGTCGGCGCTTGAATATGAGCTATACCATACAATCCTTCTCTGAAATGATCATCAATATATTCTTCTGTCAAAGGACCCATATCCATACAATCAATCAATAAATCTTTTTCTTGCGGATCATATAGTGAAAATGAATGTGAAAAAGAACCTCTATAAGAATTAATTTTAATCAATTCTTTCAATTTTTCTTTATCAAAAGAACCTACAATAGCACACATTACGGAACTCCCCAATCAATATCTTTTGCATATTCAATAGGATCTTTTAATCCTAAAGACTTGAATGCGTGTATTCTTTCAGAGCAAGAAGGACATGCTGCACAACTGACACCGTTGATACTAGGATTATAGCATGTTAAAGTATATTTTAAATATTTTAATATGCCTAAATTGCTAGCCAAAACTAGTTCATCTCGTTTTGACATAGATGAAAACGGGCATTCTAAAGCTATTTGGTGTTTTCTATTTAAAGAAGATATATCATTTATTCTAGATATAAATGCTTCTGTAGTATCCCAGTACCCATATTCATCATGAATTTGTAGACCTGAAAAAATTGTATCAGCTTCTATAGCTTCTGCAAATGAAAACGCAACAGAAGTCATAATCATGTTTCTATATGGAACATATGTGACGGGTTGCGGATCACCCAAAACATCTTTGATTTTAGGAACAGCTATTTTACTACCTTGAATATTGGCAGAAACATCCTTGAGCATTTCTTTAAGAAATGTCATATCAACTATTTTATGTGGAATACTCAAAATTGAGCAAGTCTTTATAGCTTGCTCAATTTCTTTATATTGTTTTTGTCCATAATCAAAAGTTATTGCTTCTAGATTTTTGAATCCATGCTGATGTCCAACATAATGTGTTAGAATAGTAGAATCCAATCCTCCAGACAATATCACAAGTTTTTTCATTATTGTCTACCCAATTTCAAATCTGGCGAATTAACATCTGCTTCTGTTAATCCTGAAAACAGAGAATAATTTGAGGCTCTAAAAGGATTTATATCCCATCCACCTCTTCGTGTATACCTTGCACCAACCATCAATGCTCTAGGTTCATATACAGTATACAATGAATGATAGATTCGCTCAACAATTTCTTCATGGAAGTGTGATTCTTGTCTAAAAGAAATTATATACTTTAATACACTTGCCCAATTAGGAGAAACAAAATGATTGGGTTCAAAATAAATATAAAGATCTCCAAAATCAGGTTGGTGTGTTACCTTACAATTGGATCTTAGCTTATCTGTTTTTACTTGTACAATTTCATTATTATATGGAAAACCATGAATCAATATATCCACATTATCTTTATAATCAGTTATTTCTAACTGTTCTAAAGAAAAACCTTCATATCCCAAGGTAGGAAAATCATACAAAATATCCGACTCCATAATTGTGTTGAGATAATGCCCCATATATTGATCTGGCTCAAACAATTCAACACTAACTTTTCCACCAGCTGCTGCTGACAAATCTATTTCTGCTATGTCTTTAAGATTTCTTTTCACATACGCAATATCACACATTCTAAACATATTAAAACTATTCCAATATAGTTTCATAGATTTTGATTCAATTATATTGGGTGTATCTGCATTATATACAATCTTAGCTATATAATTCATAGGCATGCCTCTGTCGGTCAAGACAGATACTTCATACCCATGCCATGTATCAAATCCAATCATAGGAATTGGATCCGCGTCATATTCAAAAATCTTGTTACGTTCAATGCTTCGAGCAACAGGAACAAGGACTTCAGGAGTTGGTCTCTGAATACCTTTAAACTTGCTATAATCCCCTTGTTCTTTACCTAAAAATTTATCTTCCATAATCAATCCTCAATATGTGCTAAAAGTCCAATTTTCTTTTCAGAAGTTGCATTTTCTTCTCTATTTATTCTTCCAGAATCAACACTTCTAGCATTCATTTTCATCCACATTTTCATATCATCATCAGTTTTAACATCTAGAAGTTTTCTAATAGAAACATCAGATGATGTATTTTTTCCATACATTTTATCAACATTAGTGATAAAATTGTCTACTTGATATAAAGCATACATCAAACCAATTATTGATGCAACACCTATTTCATCTGCATTTTCTGTTGCTAAAGCTCTTTGATAAACTTTACTATAAGACCACTCATCTTTTTCATTGAATAATCTCTCATAAATCTTATCTTTGTTTATAGACAACTTTGTAAGAGGTGCTTCAAATAAATGAATTATCTTTTCCCATTGATCTGTTAATTTTTTATTTTTAACCTTACCCAAAGGTAAACATGTGCCATTCAATTTCATCAATCCATAATTATAGCAAGTTGTATGAGAAGAACTATCATAGGAAATCTTGGGAAATTTTAAAAATCCACTTTTTGTTAAATTGATGATAGGGGCCATTCTAGGTAATGAACCTACTCCGAGAAAATGAACTTGTTGCAGCATAGCTGGGTGAGCAATTTTTTGAATCATATGACCCGCCCAGAGCATTTCAATGCTTTCAAGTTCTTTATTGCCCATGCAAGTATCAGCTAAGGCTATTCCACCAATATGCTTCATATCCTCTTCTGATAACTGATTTTGTATATTCTCAAAAAACAAAACCATATCTTGTGCAGTATTACCCTGAACAATAACAATGACTTTTGTCTTTGCATTTTTTTCAGCAAAAACTCTACATTGTCTCTGAATGTTTTTTCCTGTAGCAATAGCCGAATCTTTTAGATTAGCTGCAAAGAAAACTTTATTACCTGTATTAGACCTTTCATTTCTTGTTCTAAGAAGGCTTACAGATACTAGCGGAATAACATCAAAACACATAGCATAGTCGGAATAGCATTGTGTATCATATATCTGATCTTTCATTTCATCGGTGATGGTTTTACCTGCTGTAACCATTTGCAATCCACCCGAATCAGCATAGATACCATCCGAATTTAAATTCCCATATTTCTCCAAGCCTTTAGAAAATTCTCTCTCAGTGAACGCATTGAATAACACAGAAAAAGTGCTCTTTGTATGCTTTGGGTTGAGAATATCATTCACAAAATCCTTTGTTAAAGTTCTAACATAATGAGAGACTACATCTATCTGCGGCTTATTGACATAACGAGTCAGCCCCGTCATGCCAATAGCACTCATGACATAATCAAAATGTATCATTATGAATGACCCTTCATTCTGAAAATAATATCATAAAATTCTTGCTTCAAAGAATGATCTGTTAAAAACCTGCCGTAAAGAACAGCGGTTGTCATATCTGACTCGTGTTCCTTAACTCCACGGTGAAGCATACAATGATGCTCTGCTTTAATAACAACAGCAATGTCTGCTGTATTTGCAAATAGTTGCAAAGCATCTGCAATTTGTGTGGTCATTTCTTCTTGAATCTGAGGACGTTCAGCTATATGATATACAATTCGATTGAATTTACTCAATCCAATAACTTCCTGGTGTGGGATAACTCCCACCCAACATTTTCCGACAATATTTTGAAAATGGTGAGCGCACGTAGATCTGATTGAAATAGGCCCACAAGTGTAAAGACCATCATATCCTACATTAGGAAATGCTGTCACCCTGGGAATAGGTTCATACCTACCACCAAATACTTCTTCAATCCACATCTTAGCAACGCGGCGTGCGGTCTCTTTTGTGTTGTGGTCGTTCTCAATATCAATAACAAGATTTTCTAATATACTCTTCACACCACACTCTATTTCAGCTTTTAATGCATTGAGTTCACCGTCCTCAATAAATTCAGCTATATTATCATTTGCTCTAAATGATGGGCGATAACCTTCTCTTTTTCCTTCATCCCACTTTTTTTGAGCAGCAGAAATTCTTTCGCGAATTTTGTCAGCAACAGATTTATTTTTCATTAACTATAACCCATAATTTTGTTTAGAACTTTAGCTTGGTATACTGCATCATGTAGTGCATTGTGATGCAAACCTTCCCTAGGTAACTCTTCATCATGAACTGGAAAAAGACTTTTCATTGTTCTAAAACATCTATCATAATAATATTTCCAAGGACGAATCATACCCACAGCAAAATAAGCATTTTCAATAATCACATTATCAAATGCTGCGCCATTACCCCAGGTATCCATAGGCGTTGTTCCATACCATTTTGAAAAAAGAGTAAGAGCTTCTTTGAGGGGAAGCTTACTATGCTTGATAGCTTCAAGAGCCTCTTTTCGCTGACGCATCCACCAACTAACAGTTTCTTTATCAATATTCAACCCAGCATCTTTACATGATTGTGGGTCAATATTTACATAAAATTCTTCATGAATACCGTTCTCGTCAAATTTACATGCGCCTATAGATAAAATCGCAGCATTATAAGCGGTAGAAAGAGTTTCTAAATCTATCATTACATTCATGATAGACGACCAACTTGAACAAAAGGTGATAGATTGTTTCTTGTAAACGTTGCCGAATTACCTGGGTGCTCTGATACCCTTACAGATTCTACCCAAAGCAAACGACCTTCATTGAACTTGTATTCTTTTAGCCATTCTTCAGCCATATCAAAAACATATTTTGCTGTTTGCTCACATCCGACGTTAGGAATAATTCTAAGGTCTAAAATTCCCTTCTCATGTAGATTTTTAAAAATCTCTTTTTCTGGATCATCTTCAGCAATTATTGTAGTATGGTCAAACATGTATTCCAATGCTGCCTTAAATGTATCCATACTACCAAAATCAACGACCCAATTTCTTGTATCCAATTCATTACATCCGAATGTAACTTCAAATGACAAAGCATACCCATGCAATTTACTGCAATGGCTATGCACAGATCTCCACTGCCTAAAACAGCAAGAAAACCCTCGTTCAGAACTATACGTTTTTGTAACTAAAAATGACATATCAAACTCCTATTGTGTTTCCCCAGAGGTAGACGTGAACTCTGGCACTTACATTATAACCCTTTTTTAAGGTTTGTGAAGCAATTTCTGCATCCGTAAACAAACCTTCTTTCTGACCTTCAATAGTTGCACCCACTGGCATTATCCATATAGGTAAATTCCAACAAAGCTTTCTGAGCTTTTCAACCCAATGATCTATCTCATCCCATGCTTCTTCGGTTCCATTACAAACAAATTTTACATAAGCATCAGATCCATTTTCTATATATTCTTGTATAATAGCAGGATATACAGCATCCTTTTCGCCTGATACAGAATGTAGTTTTGGAGATATTGAAAATGTAGAATATACTCCATCATACTCTAATAACTTTAGAAAATCTTTAAAATCAGGTGTTAAAGACTGAGTACCATTTGTTTCGAATGTAATGTCTGTGTAATGTTCATGTTGAATGGCATGCTTCATTATTCCCATAGTACATTCTTGAGCATGCTTTAGCAAAGGTTCTCCACCTGTAAAACAAATATGCTTGGGTTTATTTTTTACATCTGCAACTAACTCAACCATCTTATTATAAATTTCACTAGGTGTATCTTGATATTGTAGATGTTTAAATTTTTTAGACCAAGAATATGATGAATCACACCCATGAGTGAAAACAGGAAGATCTTCTATTCTTTTAATAGAATTTACATCAAATTCTTTATATGGAAGAATATAAGAAGATGGATCTTTTGGATTTTTCTGACCAAATCCATCACATTGCAAATTACATAAGAAATATCTCAACCACAGAGTAGGAATACCTGTAAACTTTCCTTCCCCTTGAATAGAATAAAAAATCTCGCTGTATGCATATTTTTTGCTCATTGAGTTGCTACCTTTGCAAACTTTCTTCTAGCCAATCTAATATCTTTTTTCGCTTTTTCATAATGATACGTACCAGCTCTCTTGAAATATTCGATTCCATCCAAGTGATCTAACTCATGCTGAAAAGCTCTAGCAGTTATTCCAATTAGTTTCTTAGTAACTATATTACCGTTGGGTTCTGCATATCGTACTTTTATTATAGACGGTCTCTTGATTTTGACAAGCACTCCTGGAAAAGAAAGACAGCCTTCTTCTAATGAAATAGTTTCACTAGATGTATCTACTATTTTTGGATTAAAACAAACCATTGAAGGGTTCGACCATAATGCAAAGGCTCTATAAGGTAAGCCGCATTGGTTCGCGGCTACCCCAAGAGCATTAAATTCTGTCATTATTTTTATAAGAGTATTTGATAATTCAACGGGATCTACAGGAGGATTTGAAAAATCAAAATTGGGTGTAGCTTCAGAAAGAAGCGGATTATCAAATAAAATAACTTTAGAATTTTCTAACATATCAACTCTCTTTTGGTTTATTAAGCTCTGCTCTTTCTTCTACAGAATATGAGATACGAGTATTTTTTCCAACAAAATCGCTTGTCTTTGAACTATAAAGAGCTACAGCATCCATCATTCGACCTCTTGAAACTGAAGCTGTGCTATCAATACCTATTCCTACTGACATTGCTTGACTGGTTACATCAAAATCGGCGCCTAGGAAAGTTACTTGCCAATTATTTTTTTCTGTAAGATTTTTCAACCTTTCTTTAATGGCTTCTTTGGTCCATGTTTTACTTGCATTTTCTTCCCCATCAGTCATAATGACAATAGAAGTATATTTTGCACTTCTTTTAGAAGCCAAATCTAATAACTTAGCTGTTGCATCGAAAAGAGGGGTCGCCCCTCTTGGACTCGTTTCAGCATACACTAATGGTATACAAGTTTCTGCATCAACACTTTCTCTAAGAACATCAAATGATAAAGACTCATTTTTAAATTCATTGAAATGTCTAACACCCCCAAGATTTGGATGTGTAAAAACAGGTGCATTTGTTCCATCAAACACTGCCAGTGTTATAAAACTCTTAAAATCTTTCTGTTCTTTTTGCTTTTGTATAAAGTAATTAATAGATGAAATTGCTTCAGTCCATTTACCTCCTGCCATAGATCCAGATCTATCAAGCAAGATATATGTGTGTAATTCTTTCTTTTTAGCCATTTGCTATTCTCCTATAAAAGCTTCAAAAAAATTATAGTTGTTGTCTATAATTAGTACTTCAGTGGGTCGTTTTTCTAGATGATCTATTATCACATCTGTCTTTGAAAAACCCATTTCAAAATAATTCTCCCAATCCTTTAATCTTTTAAATTTTCGTATAGTGTCTTGAATATGTTCATCTGTTACAGGAAGAATTTCACATTTAGCCCCGCGTTCACCATCTATTCGCAACATATTCCAACCACGACCATAACTCTTAGTCGTTATGTTAAACTTAACTGTTCTATTTACAAACTGAATAAATCTAGTCAATTCCATGTCACATGACATAGGTCTATTCTTGTGCGTCAAACATCTACCATCTTCTTTTCTCAAATATCTACAAAACCTATCATCATGATCATTGAGATCAGAATAAATCAAATATTTCTTATCATTGAATTCTATATATCTTTGTTCAACCGTTTCCCATCCAGAATTGCCCTCATTAGGCAACCAATCTATTGTCCATGCACTACAACAACCGCCACAACCTGCTGGACAAGTATATCCTCTAGCTAAATCTGCAGAAATTCTGATAGGGAAAGGCTCATAAAGCTTTCCCTTGTATGTAAAAGGTTTAAATGTTATTGCTGCGAAATGGGTTGTAATAATTTTGTCAACACTATCTCTTATAACAGGTTTCATTTATAAGGTTCCCAAAACCATTTTGATTCTTGCAATGATGCTCTAATATCCATCAATAAAATTCCTAATCTATTATCACCCCCGCCATCACAAACACCCCAATAAACATCACCCCAATCATTACCTTCAATGAGAACAGCATCCTCTGTGGCCATAAGTTTTTGCCATAGATTATTATTCAATCTATTGAAAGGGCTAAATTTCAGCCTAAGCAACTTATACATGATATCATCTTTAATATCATCCCAATTGTCAACTTTACCCGTTAAATTTTTAGATATCTTTTTTGCTGCTACAGGCGTTTCAACATCATGAGCAAATATAGACCAAATTTCACTTGAACTAAATTTCATTGCTTGATATGCATGTTCAACGGTTTTAAATGTATAGTTTCTATAAGAAATAATAGATGGATAAAAATTAGAAAGAAAATAATTATTGCCAGAAAATTTATCTATAACTACGCTCATGATGCAATCCTACTAAAATTGTTATGTTTCTCAAACTTTATAACTGAATGAAATTTATCATACAGTTGATCTGTCTTATGCGATATAATAAACGTATTAGTGTCGCTTGTCAAGTTTTCTAGAATCTTAAGGAATTCATCCGTTCCATTAGAATCCAAAGAACTATCAAAAATTTCATCTAGAATTAAAAGATTAGTACTAGAAGAATTTCTAAGTTTTGCAACAGATCTCCATGTGAAAAGAAGGGCCAAATCTATACGCATTTTCTCACCTTCAGAAAATGAAGCATAACTAAACTCATCTCTAAATCTAGATTTAATAGTTTCTTCAAACTCTTCATTGAGTTCAAAGTTTACAAAGAAATCCATTGCAGCAAGGTACTTGTTTATCAACTTATTCATCACGGGAACATATTGCTTAATAATCTGTGCTTTGATTCCACCATCTTTTAAAATCTGAGATGCAATATCAAACACCTGCTTATTATTTAGCAATTCTTCTTTTTTGGTTTCATGCAAGGTCAATTCTGCTTTGAATTTTTCAGATTCATCTATTTCTTCTATAGAATTGCTAGATGATGTTTTCAAATCTTCTAACTCACTTTTCAATGAAACAAGAATAGAATTCCAAGCTTCTAATTTGGTCTCATATGAATATGATTCTTGTTCAAGCTGCTTTTGTGTAGCTTCGACATCTTGATAATACTCTATAGAAGTATTTAGTATTTCATATTGTTCAGCAAACATATTTTTGGAAGATAAAATTTCTTCTAATTTACCATGAAGATCACACAAGGTAATCTCTTTGAAAGTATCATCAATTTTCTGTTTGCAAGTAGGACAGTCATTATTATCACTAAAAAATTTTAAATCTTTTTTGAGTCTGTCCTCTTTACTTTTTACTTGATATTCGAGATCTTTTAGCTTTGATAATTTCGCCTTTAACTTTGAATATGCATCACTTGTTAATATTTTTTCATTGAGTTTGAAGTAATCATCTATTCTACTCAATTCAAGATTAGCATTGTCAATATTATTTACAATTTCAACTATTTTATTTTTCTTTAATTCAATAATCTCTTCATTTGATGCTTTGAGAGCCTGCAAATGTTCCTTGTGCATTTTGATCTTTTGTTTGGAGAGATTGATTTGATATTCTACATCAGACAATTCTTGCTTATTTTTAGCAACCTTATCTTTTAGAATAGAATTCATAGTAGAGAAAATTTGAATATCTAGCAAATCCTCAATGACTTGTCTACGATGCGCAGCAGTCAATTGCATAAAAGGAATGAAATTAGCTGAACCTATCACAACAATCTGTGAGAAAGATTTGTGATTTAGCTTTAAAATGGTTGTTTCTAAATATTGCTGATAATCTCTTGTTTCAGCAGATTGATTCAAAAGTTTTCCATTTTGATATATTTCGAATAAGGCAGGTTTCTGTCCTCTTTTTACAATATATTCTTTGTTGTTAATTTTAAATTCACATTCAACAACCATATTCTTATTATTGATGGCATTTACAAGCTGTGGCTTATTGATATTTCTATAAGGCTTGCCATATAAAGAATATGATAATGCATCAAGCATAGTAGACTTGCCCGCACCATTTTCACCCACAATCAATGTAGATTTAGAACGAGTAAAGTCAATTTCTGTGAATACGTTTCCAGTGGAAAGAAAATTCTTCCATCTCAATTTTTGAAAAATAATCATTATTTACTCTTTCGCTAAAGCTTCATTATATAAGTTTGTCAGTAGATTGGTTATCTTAGGTTTAGCTACTTTAAAATCTAATTGATCCACATAATGTTTAAGAAAGGATACAGTATCTTCAACATCTCCTCCAATATCGGAATCATCTTCTAGATCTAGATTCAAATGATCATCGACTATTTGTATATTTTCAATACCAATTTTTTCTAAATTATCAATATACAAATCAAAATTATATGGATTTGTCTTTTGTTTAATGATAACCTTTACATACGAATTGTGCAGATTGTGTGCACTTACACTCAAATCTTCTAGCATATCATCTAAAGATTTTTCGGAATCATCATAAAATACTTTATTAAAAATGGTGTATGGATTTAGAATGTACTCTAAACTTCTATCAGATGTATCGAAAATATGAAACCCTCTAAAATCACCAAAATCACTCCATGTCATCTGATAGGGCGCGCCCAAATAATGAATATTTTCTCTAGAAGATTTATGGTGAAAGTGACCTGAGCAAACCATATCAAATTTCGAAAATATAGATGTTTCAAACCCATGATCGTTGAATGAATTTTTATACATTTCAAAACCTTGAATTTCAAAATGTCCGAACATTATATCTGCTTTTGTTGTTTGCATAGCAGCCATTGATTCAGCATAATTACCCGAATTTATCCAGGGCATCAATAATATCTTACAACCATCAAAATCTATCTCTGCTGCACTCGAATAATAATTAATATTATCTTGAGGAAAGGGAAGCAGCTCTCTCATAGAATTTACATCATTAGTATTCTTGAAATAAGTATCATGATTTCCAATAATCAAATGTACATTTTTCTTTAGCGCAGGAAATAAAAACGAATCTCTAAAATTGCGAATAGAAAGATAGTTGATAAATTTTCTTCTATCAACAATATCACCTAGATGAATTATTGTATCAATATTATTTTCTTCTAAGTAAGGAAAGAATACATTATCATAAAATTTCTTAAAATAAGCAGCAAACACTTGGCTATCATTTCGTGCGCCAAAATGAGTATCAGTTATAAGAGCTATTTTCATTATCTTTTATTCTTGTACTTGTGAGGGTATTTTTCAAAATTATATTCGTTGATTGCTTGATTACATATATCTCTAATATAGGAGAGATGAGTCATGTAATTATCTCTAATCTCAAATCCTATCTTCTTATTTCTAATATTCTTTACCCACTCAACTATCATTGGTGGCACAGGTGTATTTTCAGTCATTTTCATCTCCTACAAATTTTTCAAGACCTGTAATTTTCTTCTTCTTTTCATTCAATTTCTTTTCAAAGTCAGCTATAAATTCATGTTTCTTTTCATTTTCTATATCGATAAAACTAGCAGATACGTTTTCATCAAATTCATTATAATCAACTAATTCACTATTCAAATACATATGTTCTGTACTTTTATGCTTGATATAAAGCTGTTTCTTTTCTTTTTGAATTCGTCTAAGAAAAGCATAATGAATAATCTGTGTGAAGTACGCAAAAGGATTTGATGATTTTGCTGGGTCAAAGTTATCTACATACAATACACAATTTTCTATACCATCAGAAATCATTTCATCTCTATAAGTATAGTTAATAAAATTTGGTCTGCGACTAAGCCTTTCAGCTATTTGTAAAAAACATTCCCCTATATAGTTTGGCAATCGAGGTTTCTTTTCAGAATTTTCTTTAGCTAACTTAACTTTATCACGATAAATTGTGATCTCTTCTAAGAATTTTTTATTATTAACGTAATGAGCCATTAGTGTATATCCTTGGGCATAATTCTTTTTTTGGGCTTTTCAGCATCTATAGATGGCTGGCTATTCCTAATTGTTTTTTTGGTAGCGAAAATTAACGATTGTTTGATTGAACCCTCATCTTCAGGCAATGACAATTTATATGTAGCCATATAAAATTCTATCATTTCATCCATAGGTTTTCTTATATATGCTATAGCAGATGAGTTTATTGTTGTAGTTGCATCAGGATCTATATCTGCAAAGTATGGGTATTTCAATAATACCAATTCAGGGTTACCTGTATTCGGATTGGTAGAAATCAACAACTTACACATATCTCTACATGTAATAGATTTATTCTTTTCATTCCATTCTAGTTGATTGGATTTTGCAATCAATTCTTCACCGCTAACCAATTTAATCAGAACAACATCATAACTCATAATGAATACCTATACGTTTTTACGTTAAACTTCTGTTCATGATATATTTTGTGTCTTTCTATATAATGAATAATTCCAAAATTTTCTCTTTGCTTCCAAGTCATGTCATCTACTATATCATACAACACACACTTGCTTTTACTAGATGATTTTCTCAATCCACGACCAATAGATTGCAATACTTTGATTCGTGACTTATAAGGTGAAGCAAATATTACATTATCAATATTAGGGATATTTACACCTGTGCTCAATGTACCGTAACTGGCTACCAATATAGAATTTTGCAAAGAATTTATTTTATTTCTTATTTCGTTTCTTTTTTCACCGTCTACTTTACCATCAATAAAATATACAGGTATATTAGCTTTATCCTTGATACTATTATACAACCCATTCCCTTGTAATTCAACATATTGAAATAGTATTAGAGTATTTCCTTTAAGGCTTAATGCTAAATCTCTTATAAAGTTGTTTCTAGAAGTATGTTTAGCTAAAAATGATGCTTCTTGAGCATAATTCATTTTTTTAACTAATTTTTTATCATCATCTTTATGTGTGAGGATAACAGACTTTATTTTCAAATCTGCGACAATTCCACGTTCCATTAAATCTGCTGTTGTTATAACTTCTGTGGAAGGACCAAATAACCCCTCTAAAACTAACTGATGAGTTTCTGTTCCATCTAACGTACCTGTGAATCCAAATCTATGTTCCGCATTAACAAGATTTGACATTATATAAGTCAATGATTTGGATTTAAAATGGTGAGCTTCATCACCTATCACAACTTCATATTCTTTAAAAAATTCAGGATCTTTCTTATAGATGGACTGCCATGTAGTTATTACTATTGGCTTGGTAGTTGTCTTTTCTTTCCCCGAAAAGATCTTGTGGCAATATTTGTCTGAGTCTAATCCATACGATTGAAAATCCTCATACATCTGGTGTACGAGTGTTGTGGTTGGAACAACAATGAGAGTCTTTTTTAGAAGGTATCGAACTATACAATATATGATGAATGATTTACCTGATGCCGTTGGGCAAACAAACAATCCATTCTTATCTCTAATAGCTTTCGTGAATGTTTCTACCTGAAAATCACGAATCTCTAAATGATCTGCTTTTATTTTACCAACAAAACTATGCCCGTCATCTAATGTAAATGACGAGCACACAGCAGAATTTAGATTAAGTCTGTAATTTCTATCTTTGCAGAATTTTTCTAGATACTTTATTAAGCCATTATAAAGTTGTTTTTTTAATGGATTGAATAGATATATTTTACCATCCCATATTCTGTTTCTAAAATTGGGCATGAATTTATACCCAGGAACAAAAAATGAGAAATATTCATTCAATTCATATGCTATACTTGGCTCACAATCAATGTAACTATATACAGAATTAATTCTTTTAACTATTAATTCTTCTTCCTTCATATTTTGGCTTGTTTAGCTTAACCTCTTCTTCGAGATTAGGCGGAACATAGTTTGGTCCTTTCATAATTTTACCATCATCTCTATATATGGGTTTTCCATCCTCACCTAGCTTTGTCATATTTGAAGTGTGAACGATATCCAAGCATCTATCAAGATTGACTCCATAAAGATGACCAACACCATAAACTACATACAACAAATCGGCCAAAGCATCTGCAATTTCAACTAGATCCTTATTATCGATACCTTCGCGCAGTTCATCCAATTCTTCTGCAATTAGACCTACTTTCATTGCAACCATTCCAGAATCAGGTTCTAAGTCAGGAGTATCTCGGCACGGATGTCCAAATGCAGTCAAAAATTCGCCAACTTTTTCAAAATTTGTCATTATAAATCCTTTAAACGATATGAATAATTCTATCTAGTGTGTAATATGTTACATTATCTGTGCCAAATTCGTTCCAGAATTTTTCTAGAACAGCCATTTTATCAAATGGCTTGCACGAGAACATATCAAAACAAAATGCTTGATGTTCTGTCCATGTATGAATGGAAAGATGACTTTCTGCTAAAAGATAAAGAGCAGTTAAAGCTCCCCCTGGAAAAGGATGAAACTGTCTATTCAGAATAGTAGATCCTGTCATCTCAACAATTTCATCTAGAAATTTTTCCCAATCATATTCAATTGTAAGATATTCAGGTTTCACCTTACAAACATCAATAATGATATGATCACCCAACTTAAAATTTTTCACCAATTAACCCCCACTTCTAAAACGTTCCCAATCAATAGCGGCTCTTATCTGATAACCCCTATTGGTTAATGATCTAATGATAGACTCTAAAAATTCCATCTTTTCTTTCTGCAAACCTATTTTCAATTCCATATTGATTATGTCAATGTCTGAATCAATTCTAGATTGAATCTCTTGCTTCAGAAATGTTCTCTGGCAAGGCTCCCATCCCAAATCTTTCAACTCATCTCTACTCAACTTAGCATCCAGCCAATCATACTTCAACATTTTCAAACGCTTATACTCACTCTCGTATTTCAGAAGAGTGAGTCTTTCTGTGGAAAATATTTTGTAATACTTAGAGTGGAGTTTTGGAATTTTTAGACTTTCACCCGAAAGATCTGATGGATTGATAACTGCATCAAATTCCCACAACTTTTGAATGGATTCTAAATTCATAATATAATAAACACACCATAAAAAAACAATATATCACATATTCATATGAATGCAAGATATTTACAATCGATGCACATCAAAATGACTAAATCTAAAAGTAACAGAACAATCAATATACTCAGCATCTGGGTTCGTTGATGACATAGGGAATCCGCTTAGAGCTATCGGAAATAAATTATAAAATCTGAATTCTAAGTTAGGTCTCTTTGTGCTAGATAATACAGTCAATGTAGCATCTGCATATAGCCCTTCACCAGAAGTTTTTTGTTTGTCATTTAAATTTTTATATTCATTAAAATTATTTGGAAATGTCGTTCCTATAATCCAATCATACATTTCAGTGTATGCATACATATCTTCATCCACTTTAAATGTGGCATTAATATCACCAAACGTCATGTGATCGCCAGTGAATGATTGTATTTTGAATGGATTATTTACTTGAGCTACACCTGCATCTAATGATGGTATTTCAACTGTCTGAACAAAATAACTAAAATGCGGTGCTTTCTTTATTAGGAAATTAAACCATAACGATGATAATAGATTTTTATTTTCAATTTGTCGGGTTAATATTGTCATTAGATTTATCCGTTAGTAATATCTAGTATATATTAATCCTACAGATGTATTATACACATAAACAATACAAAAACGCAAGCAATAAAAATGGGCGCATTGCGCGCCCATTTGGTGTCCTAAGCCTCGGACGAGGTTAGAAGCGGCGGGAGTAATTGATTCTGAACTGATTTGCTTCCAAATCATTGAAAACTCGGTCATACCCTACAGCAACGACATTATTCTCATTAAAAGAATATTCTAGGTCGCCACGAGCAGCGTGTGTTTCAAATGCAATATCCGTGTCAAAAGCATTCTGATATCGATAGCGAACAATACCCTTTACCTTTGATGTAATCTGATGTTCGAATCCTGGTTGAACGGAATAGAACGAGAAATTGTCATTTTCTGTAAATTCTTGACCTACTCCTAGACGAACAAAATATCCATTGAAAGGTTCAGCAGTAAATCCAGTCTCTAGACGCTGGCCGATATCGCTGGTACCATTTTCAAATCGTCCGCGAAGAGACATGTCAAATGTCATTCCTTCTATAACGTCAAACGATGCTCCGACCTTCATGGCGTTAGAATCATTTGTATAAAATCCCTGGTCCACATAATCTTCAAAATCATATTCAATATTGACGGAATCAGCGGATGCTCCTGCTGCAGCAAAAGCCATAGCCAATCCAATTAAGTACTTCTTCATTATTCTTTCCTTTTCTAATTAAAAATAAAATCAATTTATCAAATACACTAGTGTAGTATATATGCAAAATCTCAGAAAATCAACATAAAAAAAGGGGGCCGAAGCCCCCAATTTTTCCTATTTTATTATTATAGTAATTATAGGAGGTTATTTACGATGAAACGGCGGTAGTAAACATTGCTATCTACTGTTAGGGCGCCGACTCCAGCGGTTGTTCCTTCTGCGAATGGATTTGCAACCATGCCGTAGCGTGTCTTAAATCCGATCTTTGGTTGGAACGAGTTTTGATCTACGGCACGTACCATTTGTAGTGGAACGTATGGGCAATAGAACAGACCAGCGTCAAAAGGATTTGCACCCTTGTAACCAGCTGTAATATAATTGCCTGTTGTATATGGGTCAATGTAGACCTTAATACGACCGTTTAGAACACCTGCAAAGGTTGCACCAGTATCATCAACATTTAGGTTGTTGCTGTTTAGAGCTGGTGTGTAATCCAATACCCCTGCCATCTGAAGAGCTGATGCTACATCTGATGAACATAGGATAATGTTACCCTTCCCTCTACGTGTTCCCTTGGCGATTTGATTAGCTTCGCGTTCTAGCTGGAACATCAAACCCTTGAACTTTTCAACTGACCAACGACCATTTGCATCGGTATCCAAGTCGAATACACCAGCTGTTGTTGTGCCTTCTGAGCAACCTGCCTTAGCAATAACGTTAATAGTACGTACTACTTCACGATTGATTTCAGCAAGAATTTCTGTTGAAAGGATGTTTGAAAGTTCGCCTTCAGCGTCAAGACCATGAATTGCCTTCAAGTCTTGTGCCAATTCAAGAGTGTATTGAGCCTTCAAAGCGCGTGACTTTGCAGTTACTGTTACCTTCTCGATGCTGAATGCCATTTCAGGGAATGCTGTATTACCAGATGTTCCCAATGCTTCAGCTTGAGCTGTGCTCATACCTGCACCAAAGTTGTATGTACCATTAGCTGTATTGTTAGAAATACTTGGTACTGTACCTGTGTGCTTGTTACCTGTAGTATTGGCACCAGTTACAACTGTAGCGTAAGCTGTATTTGCTTCGTTGTAGAATGCTTCATCGCCTGTTTGGTTTGTATAACGTGAGCGCATTGCAAAGATAAGACCTGTTGGTCCTGTCATTGGCTGCACGCCGCATAGGTCATACGCAATTAGGTTAGGAGCGGAACGACGAACCAATGAAATTAGAACTGGATCGAATGTATCGATTTCAGAACCTGTTGCGTTGGTGTGTGCAGCTTCACCCAAAAGCTGTTGTGATGAACGGTTGATTGCACCTGCTTCACGTAGAGCATTTTCAGTGTTCTCTAACAACGTAGCAGTTACATTTCTACGGTGCACGTCTTTGATTTTTGGAAGGTCTTCGTGCTCTAAGACATCCTTCCACTTCTTATAAATTTCTTCAGCAAGCATATTCATGTTTTCTATCTCCCTAAATAACGTATGTTATTTTTCTTGTTTATTATTTATTTAATTGTTGTTTTTGAAATTGCCTTAACATAACGAGCCATTGGACCTGTTACTTCAGACTTTTCATTAACATCATCAGCATTCTTAGCAGGAGCTTCTTCAACAATTAGTTGAGTGCTGCCTGTAGAAGTCTTCTTATTAAAATGGTTTTCTTTGATGATTGAAACCTTCTTCTTGAATGCTTCAATGTCATCTGCCTCTACGCCTTCTGCCAATGTTTGTAGCTTTTCAACTTGTGTTGCTGCCAAACCTTCAGAAACTTCCTTGAGTGCAGAATGCTTTTCAATTTCGAAAATAGCCTTCTTCAACTCAATGTTTTCATTGATGCTTTCATTCAACTTGTCGCTTAGAGCTTCATTTTCAGCAGACAATTCGCCCAAAACATCAACCTTTTCTTCAGGAACTTCTACATAATGTTCCTTGAATAGATTCTTCAATCCTTCAACAAATGATTCCATTATGTCGGCGCGTAGAGAAGATTCTATAGCAATTTCGTTTGTCTTGACCCATTCATTGATTGCATAATCAAGATATGATTCAAGGTTTTCTAAAATTGTTTCTTGATGTGACTCAACTGCTTCGGTTAGTTGAGCATCCAATTCTTCTTCGATTCGAGCAACTTCTAAGCTAACCTGTGTATTCACAGCAGCTTCAAAAAGAACGGAGATTTTTTCTCTTGTTTCTTCAGTTAATGCTTCATCTTCGCCGAATACTTCAGCCAATTCTTCCTTAACAGTTCCCTTAGTTGAAATTGAAGCTTTGTTCTTAGCAGCTGAGCCACCAGAAATATTGTCGGCTTCTTTTCCAACCTGTGCTAGTGTGTCGTTTAAGAAATGCGAAAGGTCTTGCTTCGACATTCCTGAGATTGTGCTAACAACTTGACTCATCAATTGAGCTTTAGTTGGTCCACCATTTGGCTTCAATGAGTCTGCAGCAGCAGTTTCATCTAATTTCTTTACAGTCATTTTTAAAATCTCCTTAATCGAATCGATTTTAATTTATTTATTTAATCAATGAATTCAAATAATTCTCGAACAACTTAATTTTAACTTCAGTCGTAAGTGTCCCAGAACGTACATTTGCATTGACTTCTTCTTTTATTTGTTCGGCTGTTCGTTGAACAAGAATATCGTTATTCCAGATCCAATCAACAGATTCAAAAATACCATTAACAAATGCATCAGGTGCCGATGGATCTGCTACAATATCTGCTGCAGTTGCCAAAAAGAAATCTTTTTGAACTTCCATTATACCGTCTTTGTTTTCTTTTATTGACCCAAGTCCTCGAGATGAAACACCTAAGTTTGCACCCTCGGAAATTAGATTCTTTGCAATCATTCCCATTGGCGTGTCCATCAATTTGGCACGACCAATAAAATTGTTGCCTTCTTGGCGAATTTCCTTAATCATATGTGACACACGGTCAAGATTGATTGAAGGTCCTTGTGGATGGCCAAGCTCACCATAAGCTTTGTTGCGCTGAATGTTTTCTTTGATGTACTTTTGAACAGCACCTTCTAGAATTTCAGATGGATATACGCGACCGTTTCTATTTTTAATGTTTCCTTGCATGAAAACACCTTCAATATAGACGTCCTTTTTACCATCTTCCTTTGCTTCAGTGATGTATTTTACATCTTCTATAACTTCGCAAATTAATTTCATTTTACTCTAATGCCTCTTTAAAGCTTTTTTAAAGCTTGTGAAATGCCTTTATGGCGATTATTAAATTTTCTAGTATGTTTCTTCAAACGTTCATCATCCATTTTGGTTGCAGAATCGTGTATTCCAATTCCCTGCATTGCCATGTCTACTGAACTTTTTTGAATATACGACTTGGTAGTCTTTTTAGAAATTTCTGTTATAAAAGTTGTAAAGGATTTCATGTTATTCAACCAAATATTCTGTGTTGAATGTTCCGATCTTTTTCAACTCAAGCTGAATGAATCCATTTGCTGAACCTGAAAGCTGTACAACAACGTTTGCTGCAGGAAACTGTGATAAGCCACCTATTGGAAACTCGTGATCTGCGCTTCCACCACCAGCTGCAAAAACAACGTTTGCTCCACGGAGAACTTTCCATGTTCCGTTAGAATCTGTTCCATATGTTATTCTAGAAATTGTAGCTCCTTCAATAATCTCATCACCCATTGCAATGTTAGAAACAGAATTGTTTCCTACAATTACATATGTTTCATTAGCAACGTTATGAGTAGCTACTTTTACATACTTCTTATTATATTGAACTGGCATTTTTAATTATCCCTTCTTAAAGCGGATTGAACGACGGCCAACTTTATCGTATGAACTTTGACCTACAGTTGCATGCGTGCCATCAGAATGTTGAAACTTTGTTTCTGTAGCATGATCTGAAGTTGTTCCGCCTTGAACTTTTTTGAATCCAGCCTTGTTCATTATTTTTTCCAAATCAACATGGTCACCTTGATGAATTAGAAATGTTTGCTTAGACCCAATTGAATTTTTCAAAGATTTTACAGGTAACTTATACTTTTTGCCATGTGCAAGATGTTCGTCGCCAGATTCTGACAAAGATTCTAGCTTATCGATGAATTCTAATATCTTGGTCAATCCATTCGATGATTCTAAAAGAGAATCAAAGTTATCTTTGTTTTCTTCTGTTAGTTCTGAATACCAAGCAACAGATTCATGCAATCCGTTTTGAATAGCATAGCGATGCTTCTTTTCAAAATGTGCAGCAACTTGCTTGATATCTTCTTTATAATTAGGCATCGAACGCTTCAAATTTTCATGTGGCATATATTCAGCATGATACGAGGTTACCACATGCTTAGCATAATGATGCCATAATTTCTGGCCTTTGTCAGAATCATACGTACCTTTATGCATTCTTCTACGAGCATTTTCAATGAACGGACGCTGTGCTCTCTTTAGATGATCCATATTGTTTGCATGATTGATAAGTTCTCTTGCAGCATCTGACAGATGACTCTTCTTCATCTTTGAAGGTTCAACTTTTCCTGTTTCTGAATTATAAAATTCTTTCTTAGGATTAGTGGGTTGTACTCCAATTGATTCCTTCAATTCTTTCTTTTTCTTCTTGGAACCACATTCCTTTTCTTCAAGAAGTTTCTTCAAATGATGAGCAACAATTTTCACATCTTTGGGATTCAAATGGACATTGTGTTTTGCAATATGCTTTTCATCATGTGGTGCATCAACATGTGTAGGAACCTTGAATTTTTTGCCGTTGACTTTGCCAGTCAAGTGTTGAACATGAATAGTATTTGAATTCATGTCTTCAACCACAACATCTTTCTTAATCTTTTTAAAGATCACCTTGCCATTTACGACAGTTGGAATCATTTTGTAATCTGATACCTTAGACTCATTTTTCTGAGAAATTGAACGATATTTTCCTGTTCTATGTGCTTCATAGTCAGTCGCAGATATTTTTCTTTTTTTAACTTCTCTATCAAGAGCTCTTGCTTGAAAATGCCCAGGTGTTCCGCGATCAGGATTTCTAGATTTAGATCCGTGATGTAGTCTAACCAATTCACCATCTTTCATATTTTTTACATCATTATAAACTCTCTTAGCAGCATTTTTTTGTGATTGGTCATACATAAGCTTATAGCCTATATTTTTTAAAATTGACTTACTCTTAACAGTCAACTCTGACAAATTCTCAACATCTTCATACACCTTTTCATCATGGCCACCTGTATCATATCCATGGTTATCGGCCATACGAGGAGATGTTTTTATATTTGTAGCCTGAAAAACATCATCTCCATTTCCAGCAGGATCTTTGTGCTTGATGGTCACATGCTTGTCTTTGAACTTCTTCTCACTCTTTGCCTTAGGATTGAGAACTTCAGTCAAACGTTTAGGCGTCTTTATTTTCTGTGTCATCTAGATCTTCCTCGGTATCTTCATCTGATTCTTGATTTTCTTCATCATCAATTTCAATATCAGCATCATCTAGATCTTCATCATTGATATCTTCTATCTCTTCATCATCAATTTCAATATCATCTTCGGTTGTATCATCAATTTCAGTATTAAACATTTTTTGAGCTATTTCTTCTCGCTTACGTTCTATAGCTTGTGCTGCTTTAACTTGCAAAATGTGATCTATAGCTTTGTTAAATTCAACTGCATTCTTTTCTTGTGCATTCTTTACTAAATCCAAAACACCGTATTCTACATTAGTTGGCATAATATATCTCCTAGCTTAATAAACTATTTATTATTTCTTTTTGAAGGGTTGCTTCTGCATATCAGGCATTTCGGTGCCCAATTCAGAAGGTGGATTGTATTGGAGATTATCTGTCTCTGCTGCAATCTTCTCATCCTCTTCATCAATTTCATCTTGAGTCTGACGCAATACCATTTTACGAATCTTCTCATGAGAGTAATATTTACCTGCATATTGCTCAATCAATTGCAAGGTATTCAATCTACCCATCAAGACTTCATTGTCCTTCATTTCATCAAAATAGTTATCCTTTGCATATTGGAAATCTATTTTGTTTTCAATTTCAGCCCAATCTTCGCTAGTTATAATGCCTTTCAGCAACAATTGTTTTTCAAGAACTTTCAAAAACATCATTGAAAAACGACGGCGCAATCTATCAACAAATTTTGCAAATTTTACTTCATCTCTAGTAATTTCTGTTGCACGCCCAACACTATATACTGATTCTGGATCCATTCTAGAAATTGGCACATTCAATGAGCGGAACAATTTCTTTTGGAAATATTCGACGTCTTGCAATTCACCCAAATTTTGTCCTGCTGGCAATGTTGTTATCTCGGTTCCTTTTCCACCTTCACGGCGAGGCAACCAGAAATCTTCTAACATTGTCATGAATTTTCTATCATCCTTAATTTCACCTGTAGCTACATCATATACAAGCTTATTCTTAAATCGTGTCATTAGATCGCGAACATATTGTTCTGCTTTCATCTTTGGCAAATTGCCAACATCGATATAGAAAATTCTTCGTTCAGGTGCTCTGGAAATTCTATAAATTACAGTAGCATCTTCCATAGCACGTAATTGGTTTAAAGGCTTGATGGCCTTATGAAGATATGATAATACCATATCACCATTATTATTTAACAATCCACTAGTAGTATAGATTATGCTATCTTTAGCAATCTTAACACCTGATGCAACAGGAGTCGATGCTGAGTATATTGCTGTATTCTGAGCAAATCCTCGTTCATTGTATATGTAAAATTCACTAACTGTTTTTTGTAAAACAATCTCTTTGTTTTCTTTGTCACGAACCTTTTTTGTTTCGCGAACTTTTCTGATCTTTCTAGGATCAATATAGCGAAGTTCTTTAATACCTTCTCTTGGAGCAGTTTCATCAATGATTGCATGGTAATATAAACGACCGTCTACATACCAACGCTTATAAATTTCATATGCGAGTGTAGTGAATTCGAGCAATTCTAAAACGTAATCAAATTCTTCTGTAATTATTTTCTTGATTGCAGAAGATAATTTTGTTCTTTCAAGAACAATTTTTATGATTGGTTCATCATTGTCAACAGTGATAGAATCATTTACAATATCATCAATGGCCATCTCAACTTCAGGAATGCCAGCCATATCACGATATTTGGATATCAGTTCAGTTTCTGTTCGAACAGATCCATCTAAATCTACATATGTCCCATATGCACCGCCCGCACTGACTACAACTGCACCATCATCTTCAACTTGAGGTGCAAAAGAAACATGCTGCTCTTCTTCAGGGCGCTTTATCTCAAATCCAAATAATTTCATTTATATACCTCAAAAAGAGGGAGTGTTTAGCTCCCTCTTCATTTTATATTAAGCCCCGCCAGCTCTACCTGTCACTCCACCAGAAACTTCCCACCAATCATATTGGAATGTTACTGTGAATGTTTCAATAGTATCAACAGCATTCCAATCTAGTTCGATGCTTGATACTTCTTCAGGATATATTCCATTGAACTGATATGTTCTAATAGGTACACCTGTCTTTGAGTATTGAATTACTTGTGCTTGTGCCTTGTAAAGCAGAGGACTTGCTGAACCAAATGCACGAAGATTTCCTTGGAATGAGTTGATCTTGTTTGACCACTCTTCCATAGCATTTCTGATAAGGAAATCTTCATCATTGATTACTTGGACAGTCCATGGTGCGAACTGTCTGTCACCTGCCAAC